GACACTAGAGGTAGAGGTCTTATGCTTATGGGTGAATGTGGATTAGGTAAATCAACTATCTTAAATTATGTAATACCTGCTATATTCAGAACCAAAACAAATAAGGTGTTAAGGAGTGTACCTGCTAAAGAATTAGCAGCAGTAGAAAAAAACGTTGCACCATTTATTATAATTGATGACTTAGGAACTGAAAGCATTAAGAATGACTATGGAACTAAGATTGATGCTGTAGCTGATGCTATTTCTTATGCTGAAGATAGTTCAAAGACTTTACTGATAACAACTAATTTGGATGCAGAAGATTTAAATAAAAGATATGATGAAAGAACTTTAGATAGATTAAGAAAGTGTAAGGTAGTAGTAATAAAAGGAAATAGTTTTAGAAATTAAAAATAAAAGAAATGAAGAAAGAAGAATTGTACGACCCTGTAAAAACAGGAAGTTTCCAAATGATGTTTGGATTCCCACAGCCAAGTACATACCGACCTCAAAAGTGGGTATCAATTAAAAAGCCTAAAGAAGAAAAGAATGAAGTTCGAAAACAAAGCAAATAAATTAAGGGAGCAAGAAACTCTTAAAACATTTGCTAATCATTTCGGATTGACATTTGCTAAGCATCCTGAGTATGCACATATAGACGCAGCTCTTTATAACAAAGGAACTCTTACAGGATTTGCAGAAGTTAAAGGAGTTCATAAAAGTATTGAAAAAGCTCAAGATGTAATAGTTTCAATGAGGAAGATAGTAAGAGGTCAGATGTTACAAGTACAAAGTAAAAAGCCTGTAGCTATTTTATGGGCATTTGATGACGCTATAGTCTATGAAAGAATAAACAACTTAAAAGGAATCTTCTACTATGGAGGAAGGGCAGTAAGAGAAGGTAGTACATTTGACCAAGAGATGTTAGTTAAAGTATTAATCAAAAACTTAATTAGAATATGAAAAAGACAATCAGTAAACTAAAGAAGGAGTTAGATAAATGGTTCAGTCTTTACATAAGACTTAGAGATGCTAATGAGTATGGAATGGTTCAATGCTTTACTTGTGGGGTAGTCAGAGGTTACAAGGACGGAATGCAGAACGGACACTTCCAAAGCCGTAAGCATATGGCAACAAGATTTGATACAGAAAATTGTCAGGTTCAATGTATCAAGTGTAATATGTTTAGTCAAGGCGAGCAGTTTAAGTTTGGACTTAACTTAGATGCTAAGTATGGAGAAGGAACAGCAGAGGAATTAGAGTTCCTAGCAAGGACTACATTTAAGATTTCAAGAGTAGAATATGAAGATTATATAAGTTACTATAAAAACATTGTTGAAAACTTAAAAGAAGAAAAAGGAATAGAGTAACATTTTGATTATCTTTGGCGTATGATAGAACCAATCTACGCAAATAATGAACACCGAGTAATTATAGAAACTTATATTACAATGTGTAAAGAGTTCGCAAAGGAAGTGAGTACCAAAAATAGATATGAGAATTACTTAGAAGTGGTTGAAATTATTTTAGAATATCATAACAACTACGGAGCAGGGCAACGTGAAGACAACTTTTGGGATTGGTTATTAATAATACCAATTAACTTAGCAGTAGCAACTAATGGATTCTTTGCAGGTATAGAAACAAAAGGAAATTCAGCAGTAGTCAGAGCATACCGAGTAGTCCTTGATGAATTAGTACAGAGTACAGTAGATAAGATAGATAAGATAGAACCAATTAATGACTGAGATTTACGAAGAAATATCAAAGCTATCAGATAAGTTTAGGACTATGGCTTTTGGGCTTACCCCTGATGAGAACGAGGTCAATGAGGCTGTTCAAGAACTTATGATGTATTTTTTACAGATGAATACTGAAACATTAAAAGCTATATACGACAAAGATGGAATAGATGGAGTTACACGTTACGGAGCAGTTGCATTAAGGAGAGCATTAACAAGTCCACGAAGTAATTACTATTATAAGTACAAGAAGTATTACACACACATAGACAGTCTAACAAGTGCAGTTACTTATGATGAAATGGAAACAGGGGAAACAATACCATCTAAACACCTTTACAACTTGCCTAATGAAATAACAGACGACTATCAATGGACTAGCCTCGAAAAGATAGATAAAGCCTTAGAAGACAATTTTTCTTGGTACGATACTAAAGTTTTCCAATTATACTATCACGAGTCAAACACACTAGACTCACTCGCTGCTAAGACAGGAATAAGTAGAAACAGCTTGTTTACAACAATAGATAAAGTAAGAGTACAATTAAAACATAAGTTAAATGAATAAGTTCTTTGTACCTAAAGATATATATGAAGATAGAATAAACATTTGTAAGTCTTGTGTGTATTACTTTAAGCCTTCAGGACAATGTAAGAGGTGCTTATGTTTTATGAAAGTCAAAGCTAGAATATCAAGTCAAGAATGTCCTCAGAAGTATTGGGGTAAAACTACAGAGGTAGAAGTAAGAACAGATATACCTGAAGAAATAATAGCAGAGATTGTATTACTTTGGGAAGACTTAAAAACAGGGAGAGCTAAAGACCAAACGGCAAAGAAGAAAATGATTGAGATATACAACACGTTATACAGCACTAACTACTCAACAGGAACTAATTGTGGTTCTTGTATAGCTACTTGCTTTGATGGAATAAAGAAGATATATAAAGAATACTCAGGAAATAATTAATCAATAAAGGGTAAGACCTAAAAAGCTTTTAATTTTTCAGACCTGAGTAGTAAAGGGGGGGTGTGGTTACCTCCCCAATACAACTAAAATATATGCAAGTAAATATAATAGAGGTGAAAACAATGATAAAGAATGTAAATACATATAATGTGTCTAGTTTATTCATCAATTTACAAGACAATGAACCGAATATAAATGTTAATCAGCTCAACAAAACAATAGAAGTGTATCTAATATGGAACAAAACAAGGTAAAATGTAACTTAGATGAAACATTAAAGAACTAAAACAATAGATATGAACAAAAACATAGTAGTAATATGGCAGTAGAAAGAACATACAAAACAATCAAGTGGGTACTTAAAGGACATATCAAGAATAATGTCAATTCTTTATGGATATGGGAGGAAGATAACTTTACCTGTATCTACAATGAGTATGCAGGAAATGAGAGAATATATACAAGCAATCAATTACTAAGACTTTTAACACAATGATTTATTTAAATTTAATAATAGGATTTGTATTACTTATAGCTTTCATAATGATATTTATGAGTATTGTAGAGGGCAAGATAAGAGATAGACAAAATGAAAAGATTGTGTGGAGGATAGAAGAGATGGATAAGATAGAGAAGAGAGATAAGGTGGTAACTAGGACAGGAGGACTAGCACACGATAGAAATAGAAGTTATAGCGAAATACAAAAACAAAATGACAGTAAAACACAATAAACTTTATTACGAGAAAGGTAGGAATGGATATACTACGAGTGATACAATAAATCCTAAGATGAAACTAACTAAAGAAGAGTTAGGCTTAGTAGCAGACTACAGTAAAGATAAGATACCTAACTATTATATTGGTAAGGTGTATGGCTATGAGGCTAGGAAAGTAATTGAAGACTTTGATTTATCCTATAATGTCGGAACTGCCACCACATATTTGCTCAGAGCAAAAAGAAAACATTCTACAAGTGTTGAGTGCATACAGAAAGCAATCAATCATCTTGAGTTTGAATTAGATAAGATTAAAAATGAAAAAACCGATATTTAGAGTATTCATATCGTATGAGATAAAGAATAAAGGTGCTGTAACTAGGAAGGTTACCACTGGTATATTAGATACATTTGCTCTAACCTCTAACATAGAGGAAATAAAGAAAGACCAAGAACTGATAGATAGAATATGTTACTTAAATAAAAAGAAGCTAAACAAAGTAGACATCACTATAACAAGTGTTGATGTTGAAAACCAATATGGTGAAACTGTTGATAGATTCTTAGATGAATATTAAATTATGCCAAAGATAAGAAAGATA